ACACGCAGGCTACATCTTCTACACCAACGACCCGAACCTGACCGAGGAAGACGAGGTATCGCTGCGCGATCAGATCAGTGCGAGCAAGGGTGTGGGTAACTTTCGATCGCTGTTCGTGAACATCCCGGGCGGTACCGAGAAAGCGATTCAGATCATCCCGGTGGGTGACTTCCAGGCCAAGGACGAGCTGGAAAAGGTCAAGAACATCACGCGTAACGACGTGATTGCGGCATGGCGGATGAACCCGGCATTGGCGGGCATCATTCCGGAAAACAACGCGGGCTTTGGCGATATCGAAAAGATCGATCGCGTGTACACCAGCAACGAGATTCGCCCGATCTGCCAGCTGTTCAACCAGCTGAATGATTCGTTACGCGAAGACAGGAAATTCACCTGGAGAACACCAAAAGATACAGTTGTTTCCACTTAGTAGCGCGCACATGCAAGAGATTGCCACTGAATATTATGGCAAGATAACGGCGATTGACTGCCCTGGGGAGGGACACAATGCGCGTTGTATGCAAATGCGGACATAAAGGGCGAATCGCTTCGCGCGAACAACTTTCAGAGGATTTTGCAAAGCTCTATTGCCAATGCCTGGACGCAAAGTGCGGGCACACGTGGGTGGCGAATTTGACGTTTTCCCACACGCTGAGCCCATCGGCTCAATCATTTGAAAGAATGTTGTTCGACCGTTTGAGAGACCTGCCCACTGCAAAACAACGGGAGCTGTTTGAGCAATTGGGATCACAGGCGGTGGCGTAGGCGCAAACCGCCGACTCAGAATGTCGGCGATCAGTTACTTTGAATGATCTATTTCAGACACAACGACTGGGGCTATCAACCGCCGACGCTTTAGGGCTGGTAACCAGAATTTCAGCGACGCGACGGACTTGTTGCTGGTCCAGCACACCCAAACGACGGTAGAGCTCGATCAGACGGTGTTCAAATTTCGTCAGGTCAGGCCATTCAACTTCGGTCATTCCAACGCGGTCGCGTTCAATTGTCGTGCGATCCAACATGCTTCCTACTCCATAAGTGCATTGCTGGATCAATTATCCGGGCAGGAACGGGGTAGAGAGCACAGGACTGACGATTGCTGCACATGCTTTGTAGCAAGTTAATTCCGATGACGGGCAGCGTCGTCGGCCATAGCTTGCAGGAAACGACGAATAGCTTCCTGATCGAACGGCGTGATGATTCTGTACTGCCTCACGAGTCGATCTTCAATTTCGGAAAGCGCGTCATTAGGCAATGTGGCGTAGACACCATTGACGATGTAGCCCACATCGAAACCCAACTGGCTGGCCGCCATGCTCAGGTACGACGCTGTTGGATCGCTAGCGCCAGACTCATAGTTACCTTGGGTACGTTTCGAGCATCCGAGCTTTTCGGCAAGCTGATCCTGAGTAAGCCCCGCCTGGACACGCAGCTGCCGCAAACGAGCGCCAATCTCTTCAGAGAGAGTCAAATTTTTTCCACTCTTATATTTACATTGGCAGTTTTTTGCCACATCCTGCGCTTGTCATCACACGAAAGCGCAAGGAATTGCACTATGCCCAACACAAGCACCAGCGAGCAAGCGCGCAATCAAGCGCGTGAAGCCTTAGAGAAGCGCGGCCAGACCGCGAAGAACTTTGCTGAATTGAACAACCTGAATCCCAGCACCGTATACGCGGTGCTGAGTGGTCAGAGCCATTGTCGCCGCGGGGAGGCACATCGCGCCGCCGTACTACTCGGCATCAAAGACGGCGTGATTGAACAGTAACGGCACTGGCCAACAGGGAACAGTAGAAGATGAAAAGCCCCGTTCTAGAGACGCGCAAGGACGCTATGCGCGAGATCATTCGCAGCGTCCCCGGTGGTCGCGAAGGTGCTGCCGCTTGCTTGGGAATGAAAGTCAAAAAGTTCGACAACCACGCTTATGAAAGCGCGGGCTGCTGTCCACTGACGGATGCTCAGGTTTACCTCTTGGAGCAAGCGAGCGGCACCCACCACTTTCCGAATTATGTGGCTCAGATGTACGGCGGATTGTTTGTGGCGGTCGCCGACCCCGAAACGCTGGATAACGTTGAGATGTATGCCCGATCGGTCCAGGTGTCAGTGAAACGCGGCTGCGTTGACCAGGCAATCGCCCGGGCTCTGGAAGACGGCTCGATCAACGAAGAAGAAGCTGAATTCATCCTCAACGCTCACAACCATCACATGGCCGCACGCCACGCCGAAGTGCTGGCAGCCATCGACCTGTACCGCGCCAAACCGGGGAAAGGCCAATGAACAATCTGCCAGCCGTACCGGAGTATCAAGACATGCTCAAAGCCTCGGCTTTGGCGTTCCTTGAACGTCACCATCGCGAACACCTGGGAGACGATCAGCAACTGTTCAAGCGCGCTGTTCAGCACCTCGTGGCGGATTACAACGCCGTGACTCAGCACGCCGAACGGTTGGTGCATCTGGCCAGCAGCGAAATGTCAGCGGTGAGCGACCGGCAGCGACTGGACATTGTCAGCAGCACGTCCACCCACACCGTCATCATCGACACCGCCACCGGCAACGCCTGGGCCATCCCAGTCAGCCTGATCTACGAACGCATTCTCATCGCACCCGATAACGGGCGCTTCCGCGTCACCGCTTCGTAATTCCCACCCCATAAATCCCCTGTCCCACCGCCGTGGGTTTGGGTGAGCTGCGCCCGAAATTGAGGTTTGACGATGGAAAACGCCCTGAACATCAACGCAAAACTGACGCCTCTAGAGGCTCAAGCGCTCTTGGCCAACCTGCGCGAGCAGTACCGTCTCAACTTCAACGAACTCTGGTACGCAGATCAATACCGCCTGATTCCCGATGGACTACGCCACGGCTCAATCCTCGCCAACTGCCCCGTGATGGCCGCTCAGAAACACCTGATCGGCGCCCTCACCCTCTGCCTCAAGAAAGCGAAGTAACCCATGAAAGAGCAACTGCGCAGCGACGTGATCGAACGCCTGAAAAACGATTACGGACTTAAGCACCGGGCAAGCACTGACTACATGCGCGGCGGCACCTGCCCGAAATGCCGCCAGAAAACTCTGTACACACGGTTTTCGGCCCCCTGGCTGGTGATCTGCGGTAGACCTGAAAAGTGCGCTCACACCTTGCATGTGAAGGAGCTGTACGACGATCTGTTTGAGGACTGGAGCAAGCGCGCACCGGCAACCGATCAACACCCGAACGCCACCGCCCGCGCCTACTTGGAGTTTGCCCGGGGGTTTCGCATCGAGCTGATCCAGGGCTGGTTCACCCAGGAAAGTTTCTACTCGGGCGAACACAACGCCGGCAGCGCCACGGTTCGCTTTGCCTTGGAGAAAGGCGGCTGGTGGGAACGCCTGATCGACCAACCGCACCGTTTCGGAAAGATGAAAGCCCGCTTCAAATCGAAGGACAGCTATCGCGGCGTCTGGTGGTGCCCACCCTGTGTGGATCTGCTGGAAGCCAAAGAGATCTGGATTGTCGAGGGCATTTTTGACGCCATCGCCCTGGTGCACAACGACATCGTCGCGGTGTCGGCCATGTCCTCGAATGCCTTTCCTGAGGAGTCACTGCGAGCGCTCGCCCGTGACCGCGACGGGAAGTTGCCCACGCTGGTGTGGGCCCTCGACAACGAATCGGGTGCCCACGCCTACACCAAGCGCTGGGCGAAACAAGCGCGAGCCTTGGGGTACGTCTGCGAGGCGGCCCAGATCCCGCTTCGTGACGGCCGCAAGACCGACTGGAACGATCTGCACCAGCGTTGGGGCTTCATTGAAGACGAAAGCGCACGCGCCGACCAGGTCGCGGCTGATCTCAAACAAGCGCGTCACCAGGGTGCCCTGTTGCTGGCCGAGAGTGCCGCCGAGAAAGCGCTGCTGATGTACGACTGGAACAAGCGCGGTGAATTCCACCTGGGCTTCGGCAGCCGCCTCTACTGGTTCAAGTTGGACATGGAGAAATTCAACCGGGCGATGCAGGACATCGAGGACAGCGAGAACCACGACGACCAGTTGCTCAATCAAGCACAGCAACGCGAAAAGGCACTGCAGCAATCAGGGAGCGTGGTCGAAATCGCCAACTGCTACCCACAAGCCCTGTATTTCCAGCGCAACGAAGTCACGGACGAGTCCTGGTACTACCTGCGCGTCGACTTCCCGCACGACTCCGAAAGCGTGAAGAACACCTTCACCAGCGGCCAGCTGTCAGCGGCCAGCGAATTTAAAAAAAGACTGCTCGGTATGGCGGCTGGCGCCATGTACACCGGGAGCGGTCAACAACTGGACAAACTCATGAAGGATCAGCTGTTCGGCATCAAAACCGTCTCGACGATCGATTACGTGGGCTACAGCAAGGAATACGGCTGCTATGTCTACGGCGACATTGCGATCAAGGATGGCGTCTCCTACAAGGTCAACAGCGAGGACTATTTCGAGTTCGGAAAACTGCGCCTGAAGACGCTGCAGAAAGGCGTTCCCATCAAGCTGCAGCGCGAGGGCAAAGACTTCAACGAGGCATGGCTGCCGTTGCTGTGGACCTGCTTCGGTGCCCAAGGTCTGGTAGCCCTGGTGTTCTTTTTCGGTTCACTGTTCTGTGAGCAGATCCGTGGACGCTACCAATCGTTTCCGTTCATGGAAGCCACCGGTGAGGCCGGCGCCGGCAAGACCACCTTGCTCAACCTGCTGTGGAAACTGCTCGGCCGCGAAGGCTATGAAGGCTTTGACCCGATGAAGTCGACCAAAGCCGGTCGCTCGCGACTGATGGGCCAGGTGTCGGGCATGCCCGTCGTGTTCCTTGAAGCCGACCGGCACGGCGATGATCGATCGCACGCCAAGACGTTTGAGTGGGACGAACTCAAAGACTTCTACGGTGGCGGCACCCTGGCCACCAAAGGCGTGAAGACAGCCGGCAACGAAACCTATGAACCACCGTTTCGCGGGACGATCGCCATCAGCCAGAACGCCGCAGTGGTCGCCCACGAGGCGATCATGACCCGGATCGTGAAACTGCACTTTATCCGGCCGATCGTCACCCCACACAGCCGTGTGGCAGCGGACAAGTTGAACGCCCTGGGCGGTGGCACGTTGAGCCACTTCCTGATTCGAGCGGTGGGCAAAGAATCCGCCATCCTCGAACTGTTCGCCCAGCGCATGCCCGAGCACGAAGCCAAGCTGCGCCGCCTGCACACCCACTGCTTCGCCTGCGGCAGCGAATTCCCAGGCGAGCAAGGCAACTGTCGCAGCTGCGGTTATGACCTGCGCGGGTACATCCGCGTCGAGCGCATCAGCAAGAACCACGCGCAACTGCTGTCGCTGCTCGATGCCTTGCGTTTGATCCTGAAACTGGACGAGCCCCAGGTCGCGGCGACCCAACGCCAGATCGTGCGGATGGCGATCGAGCGCCAGGCCTCGATCAGCTCCGACCACCCGGCCGTGGCCGAGTTTTGGGAGGTGTACGACTACCTCGAATCACTCAGTGAAGACCCGGTGGTCGATCACAGCAGTGACCTGAGCGTCATCGCCATCAACCTCAACGAATTCAGCGAGCGCGCCGCCGAACACAAACAGAAGCTGGCGGACGTGGCCACCCTGCGTGACCTGCTCAAAGAGTCCCGCTCCCACAAGTTCCTGGACAGCAACAAGGCCGTTCACAGCGCCGTGCGTGCCGCATTGAACAACCGCAACCCGTGTTCACTGCCCCGGCCGACGACCGTGAAGTGCTGGACATTCAAGGCCTAAAGGAGAGTACGACCCATGCAAATTCAAGTGTTGATGGGCAACGCCGGCGAGCCCGCCCAGCAGCCCCCATTCCGCTGCCATGGGGAGCGATCGTAATGTCGGATAGAACGAGAGCCAATGGTGCGGCGCGCTTTCCGTGGAACATCGAAAACACCAGCGTTTGCGACCAGTGCGGCAAGTGGCGCGCCCAAGGCAGCCATGTGAAATGCAGCCGGCAGCGGCAACGGATCAACGCTCATCTGCGCTACCCACAGCCCAACCGATAAGTCGCGTCCACTAGAAACAGCGCCTCCAGATACTTGGCCCGGAAACGGGCCTTTTTGTTTCCAATCGTCAGACTGTCGATATACGAGTACAGCGTTAGGGGTTTACATGAGTGGGGTCGAAGCTCGCGGTAATTCCGTGAGAATCTATTTTCAACACAACGGGGAGAAATGCCGCGAAGCCATCCCTGGGGGGAACACGCCGGCCACCGTGGCCCAGGCCAGGCGCGTGATCGACATCATCGAATACGAGATCCAGAGCGGCACCTTTGATTACGCCCGGCACTTTCCCCATTCGTCCAGGCTGGTGGAAAACACCTTTGGGCATTACCTGGACCTGTGGTTGAAGATCAAGGCCAACAGCGTGGCCGCTTCGAGCTATCGAGGCTATGCCAACAAGGCCGAGGTGCATGTGCGGCCGCGCTGGGGCAAGGTACAGATCAACCATGTCGATCACCTGGACCTGCAGGTGTGGATTCAGGACACCCTGTCGAAAACGCTCAAAAACAAGACCATCCGCGACATCATCAGCAACGTGCGACAGGTGTTCAGGCTGTACCGCACCCGGATGAAAGTCGCGCACGACCCGACCGAGGGCTTGATGGTCCGACTGCCGGATCCCGAGGCGCCGGACCCGTTCACCCGGGCGGAAATCCAACAGATCCTCGATACCCACACCAGCCGCACACAAGAACTGCTGATGGTGCAGTTCATGCTATGGGCTGGCCCCCGGGTATCCGAAACCATCGCCCTGGCCTGGGAGGATGTCGACCTGGAGCAAGGCACGGTGACCTTCCGCAGGTCGAAGGTGCGTGGGGCTTACCGGGTGACGAAAACCCGGCGATCGACGCGCAAGGTCCGCCTACTCGCCCCCGCTTGGGAGGCACTGCAGAAGATCGATGCGCTGAACCGGAAAAGGAAAGCGGAAACCGTTGATATTGTGGAGCGGGACAACAAGACGGTGCGGCAACACAAACTGCACTTCGTCTTCCTCAATACGAAAAGCGGCCTGCCGCACGTCAACGACTTCGTGGTGCGAGACAGGTTCTTCAAGGCTCACTTGCTCGCCGCCGGGGTTCGTTATCGGGGGCCTGGCCAGTGCCGGCACACCTATGCCAGTCAATTGCTGACCACCGGTGTCGCGTCGATCGACTGGATTGCTGAGCAAATGGGGCATACCAACGGCAACATGATCCGCCAGCATTATGGGACGTGGATCAATGAGGACGGACCGGATGTGGTGGGGATGTTGCAACTGGCCTTGAAGCTGTCCCCGGCTACAGCTCCACACTGAATTCGCTGATGCCCACGCTTTCGGCAAAGCGCCCCACCGCCGTCAGGCTGGCCCAGGTGCGTAGCGGCTCACGGCGGGAGCGCACCGGCACCCAGCGCGCACCGCTGCCACCTAGGCGAATCGACAGCCCCCAGTCCGGGCCACCGTCGACCTTGGTCACCAGGCATTCACGCACGGCGTGTTGTTGCACCAGGTGCACCAGAGCGTCTTCGTGAATGCCCTCGCCGATCACTGCTCATGCTCCAGGCGCCGCGCCGTCGCCGCGTTGTCGAAGGCCACATACAACGCTTCCAGGCTTGCCGGGTTCAGTGCCTTGGCCGTCTCCAGGCCCAGGACAACCCCTTCGGCGCGATCAGCGGCGCTGAACAGATCGTCCGCCGTGCTCGCCTGCTGAATGCGGCCCAACAGTTTCAGCGCTTGGGCGCGCACCGCGCGCGGCAGGTTCGGCGCGGTCAGTGGGTCGTGTGCCTCGCTAGGGTCTCGGCCGGTCATGGTCGGCGGCCCAGGCGCTGATAGGCGGCCTGTTCGGCCCGATGCACCGCCGCGATCATGGCCCGGTAGGATTCGGCGCCAATCAACCCGGCGGCCTGCAGGGCCCGGGTGAAGCCGAGGGCGTGGGCGATGTGGTGCTGGATAATCGGGATCGCCAGGTACTCGCCGATGCGCTGTAGCTCGGTTTCCCAGGCCTGTTGCAGCGACGGGGTCGGCAGGCGCAGCGGCAGCGGGTCGTTTGGGGTCGGTTCGTCTGAGCGGCGCATGGGGCAGTTCCAGGGCGAGTGAGGGGCGGTCAGTGCGTAAAACCAGACATAGGAGGCATGGTAGACCAGCCCTCGGGGGGGGCTGGTGTCCGTGGCCCATCAAAAAGGTCCCCGCACCGGGCTTAGGTGGGGGGGCCTCTTTTACATAAACGGCGATCTATGTATCTGTTGCGTCGACCGGTTGAATCCACAGCCAAAAGCAGCCGTTTGCACCGCGAATGGATTAAAGGAGTATTTGTGGTATTTAAGATGGATTAATCGAGGGAGTAGTCGAAACCCTCACGCGGAAACAGAACGCAGAACCAAACTCTATGGGGTCAGGGTATAGAAATTGCCGCATCTGAAATTTTGAAAACCTATCCAGAATCGTGGTCGCGGCAGTATCACAATGACGTATAAGCTGATTGGCGAAATTATCGGCCTTGTCTGATGAGGCGTAGAGCAGCTTTACTCCGGGAGGGAGGGAGATACCATCGAAGTACGTAGCACGACCAGCATTGATGTCAGCGTGTTTACCTAAGTCATGATCGGTGATGAGGCCGACGCGTTTAGTGGCTTGACGTGCCAATACGGTATGACGACTTATCGCAAGATGCCACCCTAACGGCTCATGGCTAATAGACGAATCCTCACTGGCGTCACAGATAAGGTATGACTCCACGTGCATAGCACTGTCACTCGGGCCAAGCCGGGCAAGCTCATTGGAAAAACAGTAAATTGAACAGACGCTTATGCGAATACCACTCTTGCGCTCCTTGAGCGTGTTCGTATCTACCGCCATAAGATAATCAAAGTGTTGCACCAACTCAGCCCACTGACTGGCTTCGTGCGTAAAGTCAGTCGCCGGGGCAGCATAAATCACCTTGTCTTGTTTACCTTCGCGCTCATGAGTTAGGCGTCTCTGGATGCTTGCAGGATCAATCTCGGGAATGCTAATCCGACCTTGGGCATCAACTGTGACGGTGAGCGAGGTTACGTTCTCAAGGACGTTGCCATACACCGCGTCCAGCCGTGGCAAAGTCTGCTGAGACTGCCGCTTTCGGCTTCTTTTACTTTGCTTTCCGCTCATGCCTACGCTCCTGTGATGACCGAAGCAGAATGCCATGTGCTCTGACTTCGAGACAAAGGAATTCATAGCGTCGCTGTGGGGTCGTCAGCCCCATGGCAACGGGTTGTTAAGGCAGTACTTCCCGAAAGGAACCTACCTTGCGGATTACTCGCAAGCCACGCTCAATGAAGTCGCAAGGCAGCTAAATAGCCGCCCTCGGAAAACACTAGACTACGAAACACCCGCTGAACGATTTAGCCAATCTGTTGCGTCGACCGGTTGAATCCACAGTCGACTGCTGCCCTTCGTGACAGACACCAATCGGCCACGAGGGGTCATCGTGCGTCTAAGTAACTAGGGGCGAAGCAGATGACGTCGGCTGAAACATATTGTTAGGCATCTGCTAACACCTTAAGCCTCGCGCGTATGCTCTGGCAGAGCGCGTTAAACCGCTCGGATTGCCACTCCTCATAGAAAAATATCCCCTTGCTGCGTGTCGGTGCCGCAATCATCGCGGATACTGACTCACCAATTGCATCAACAATAAATTTGCGCTCTATGGTGAATTGATCGGTATTAAAATGAATAAAATAGTTTCTGTATTCATTTAGCCTGTTTATCAAGTCCCTTTCTATTCCGGATTCTTTATCAAATAGTCTGTCGAATAACTGCATAAAGTTATCGAGCTGAGTATTGGGTAAATCCTTTTTGTTTTCATACGCGTCCAACCACTTCTTGAGGTCATTCCGCTTCCACGTATCAAAACCTGCGCTGCCTCGAAGCGCAATGCATACAGAACCCTGCAGGGCAGAATGAGCAGCGATGAGCGCCCACTTCCAACAGGTTGCCGTCATTGGCGCCCCCTGAATCTGAGCAAGAAGTTGCTCGAGGGATGTTTCCAGATCAATAAAACGGTCGAACCGAATATATCCTTCCATATCGTGTCAACCCTTCATGGTGCCTAATGGGGCGACTCCTAAGACTGCCGTAGTCGCGTAATCGCATCGGCAATCGCTTTTGCGTTCATGTCCAAGGTTTCCATGGCCACGATTGCGTTTTCCGCAACAGTCTCTACGCCATTCTCTGAAAGCCATTTCGTGACCTCCTCTATTGCCGCTCCAAGCGCATGCTGGTTGTGCAGCAGCAATGTCAGAGCGTCTGCCGTGGCAATGTTGGAATCTGAGTCGTAGGGCATGGAGTTCGTCCTTGAAGTTGGGTTTGGAAAAGCTTAGCTCATCGCGTCGCCGGCGAAGGTCAGTCACTCGTTCGGCAAGCCCCATTTACGCACCAAAATAAAGCCCCAGTCCCATCTCAGTCCCATATGGCCTTTTTTTAGACGCCAAAAACCACAAACCCCCGACTTTCTCTAGGAAAATCAGGGGTTTGCGTTTACTTAATTTGGCGGTGAAGGAGAGATTCGAACTCTCGATACAATTTCTTGTATACACACTTTCCAGGCGTGCTCCTTAAGCCACTCGGACACTTCACCGTATCTCGTCAAACAAGTTCTGTCTGTCG